ACGCTGCGCACCGTCGACCCGGCCATCAGCTACAAAGAGGTCCACGCCTCCAGGGGCAAGGCCATCCGCGCTGAGCCGGTGGCGGCGCTCTACGAGCAGGGCCGCGTGCATCACGTCGGCGGTCTGCCGCAGCTCGAGGATCAGATGGGCAGCTTCACCGGAGACGGCGGCGAGCACGACGACCGCGTCGACGCGCTGGTGCACGCGCTCACCGAAGTCATGCTGGACACGCCTGGTCCTGGCATCTGGTAGCACTTGCACGGTTGACATTACCGCGATACCGTGATCCGACCGCGGAGCCGCACGCGGAGTGGTCATGGGCTTTTTTGACTGGCTCGCTCCACGAGAGCTCAAGCAGGCCGTCGTCACGGCTTCGGTTCCGATTGCTCCGCAGTTCGAGAATGGCAACGCGCAGGGCGCCTATGGCGCCTTCGCTGCTGAAGGCTACAACGCCAACACCATTGTGAACGCTGCCATCCGCGAGATTGCCACGTCTGCTGCGATGCCGGAGTTCCGGCTGATGCGCGAGAACGCGGACGGTGGCAAGGAGGAGCTCAAGAACGAGCTCGCCTTCCTGCTCGACCATCCGAACGAGTCGCAAAACCAAGCGGACTTCGTCGAGACGCTGACCGTGCACCTGATGGTCTCCGGTAACGCATACGTCATGCGCGTCCGCAACGGGAGCCGGCGCATTGTCGCGCTGCGCCTGCTGCGTCCTGACCGCGTGAAAGTGCACATCGCGGCGGATGGCACGGTAGCCTACTACGAATACAACCTCGACGGTCGCCTGTACGAGATTGCCGCTGAGGACGTCGCGCACCTGAAGCTGCCGAATCCGTATGACGACGTCTACGGGCTGTCTCCGCTCCAGGTCGTCTCGCGGTACGTCAACCTCGATACCAGCATCTCGACGTTCCTGCGCGCCTACTTCGCGAACGCCGGCGTGCCGGCTGGCATCCTCAAGGTAAACCGGCGGATCGCGTCGCAGCAGGAAGCCGACGCCGCGCGCCAGAAGTGGCGTTCTTCGTTTGGCGGGCCGCGCGGCTGGCACGGTATCGCGGTTCTCGACGAGGACGCCGAATACCAGCAGGTCGCGCCGAACATCGCGGATATGGACGCCTCGACCATCACGGCGCAGACCGAGACGCGCATCTGCGCGGCGTTCGGCGTTCCGCCGATCCTGATCGGCTTGCAGGCCGGCCTGGACTCGTCGACATACAGCAACTACGAGCAGGCTCGGTCGGCGTTCTGGGACGAGACCATCGCTCCGCTGGTTCGCCGGCTCGAAGCCTTCTTCGAGCGCGTGCTTGAGCTCCAGGAGTCTGAGGACGGCGAGACCGAGGTCGAGGCCGACTACAGCGGCGTCAAGGCGTACGCCGAGGACATTGACGCGCTATCGAAGCGTACGGTCGAGCAGTATCAGGCAGGCATCGTCACGCTGAACGAGGCGCGGGCTTCGCTTGGTCTCGACCCGGTTGATCGTGGCGACCTGCGGCGGGTTCCGATCAACGTCGTCGAGGTCAATCCGGACGGGGCGCAGATTCTGGCCGCGCCTGAGACCGAGGAAATCAAGCAGCTCGGCGCCGGTCGACTGGCCGATGAGGTGCTGAAGGAGCGTGCGCTTCCTCGGTCTCAGGCGCTCGGCGACCGGCTGAACGCGGAGCGTGAGCGTCTGACCGACGACGTCGAAAAGGCGATGCAGCGGTACTTCGCGCAGCTTCGGTCGCGCGTCGCCGGCGTGCTCGGCCGCCAGATGTCTCGCGCCACGGCTCACGCCAAGATTGCGCCAGACGAGGTAACGGTCGAAATGCTGTTCCCTGCCGGCTCGCAGAATGAGCTGGCGCGCGTGCTTGGCGGCGAGTACGAAAAGATCATCAAGGCGACCTGGGAGACCATCGCGGCGTCAGGCGTTGCCGGCGTTATCGAGTGGCGCGACAACATGGCAATCGTGCAACAGCTGGTCGGGATTGCCGATAACGCTGCGGCCGAGATTGACGGCGTGACGCGCAGCGCGGTCTCGAAAGCGATTGAAATCGGCATCGAGCGCGGATACACCATCGAGGAAGTGGCGCGCGGCGTGCCGGCTGACGCATATCCAGGCGTCAACAGCTTGGTCGAGGAAACCTACCGTAACCGCGCGCGCACGATTGCGCGGACCGAGGTCATGCGCGCGCAGAACGCGACGGCTGTCGGCTACTACCGGCAGCAGGGGCTCCGGTACATGCGCGCATATGACCCGGACGGCGATCCGAACGATAACTACATCGGCACGGATGGCCGGACGTGCGTGCAGCGTAACCGCCAGGTCTACAGCGCGGACGATGCGGCTGCGGTCTACTCGCATCCTAACTGCCGGCTGACCTGGACGCCGATATCGCTGACGCAAACCGAGGAAATGAACCTGCCGCAAACCGTGGGAGCGTAACCGATGGAACGCAAGAACACGCAGCTGTCTCAGGTCAAGGTCGTCGACGAGTCGCAGGGCATCGTCGAGGCGTTCACCAACACGATGGGCGCCATCGACCTCGACGGCGACATTATCGAGCCGTTCGCGTTTGACGAGAGCATTTACAAGAACCTGCCGATTCCGGCGCTGGTCGGGCACGACCCGAATCAGGTCGTTGGCAAGGTGGTCGACGCGCGTCCGGTTGAAATGGGCGACGGCACCGCGAAGCTCTGGACGCGCATCCAGTTCAACATGGACACGCAGGCCGGCCGCGACGCCTTCTCGAACGTGAAGGGCGGATACGTCCGCGAGTGGTCGGTCGGGTTCAACATTCCGTCCGGCGCGCTCCGCACCGTCCGCGAGGCCGGCAAGACCGTCCGGCGCATCGCGAACCTAGACTGGGTTGAGGTCTCGAGCGTGCTACGCGGCGCCTCGCCTGGCACCGGCACCATCGCGGCGAAGGCTGCGGACGTGGTGAGCCGTAAGGAGGCACTCCCTCCGCACGAGACCGCTACCGACGACTCGCCGTGGGATGGGCCGGCTGCTGAGGCTCGGCTGCCGATCGACGACGGGATGGCATACGAGGACGCCTTCGCCTATGTCGACGATGGCGCAGACCCTGACCTGAAGGGTTCGTATCGCTTCATTCACCATGAGGTCTCCGCCGATGGCAACGTCGGCGCTGCCAACACTCGCGCGTGTGTGACCGGCATCGCTGTCCTGAACGGAGCGCGCGGTGGAACAACGATCCCGGATGCGGACATCGAAGGTGTGTATGAACACCTTGCATCGCATCTGCGGGATGCAGGGCTCGAGCCGCCTGAACTCAGGTCTGCCACGACGTCAGTCACCGCCTCGGCCGCTGACGTCGCCGTTGACCTGGCGACAATCCGACTCGAGCTCGCTCGGCTGCTGTTGGCCGAGAGCAACTAAGCAAACGCACAGGAAAGGTTCCCGATAATGGCTTCTCAGGTTGAGAAGATGCGCGAGAAGGCCGAAGGCCTCATCGCTCAGGCCGAGGCCGCGATCCAGGCTGGCGAGATCGCTAAGGGCCGCAAGATGATCGAGGACGCTCAGGCGCTCGCGTCTGAGGCGAAGGACGCGCAGGACGCGATCGACCAGGTGAAGTTCCTCAAGGGCGAGTTCAACCGCCCGACGAACGACGTGCCGGTCGTGACCGCCGAGCGCGAGATGGACGCGCTGAACGTGAAGCGCTCCGACGGCACCTACCGCTCGCACACGGATAGCAACTACGTTCCGTCCGGCTACATCAAGGGCCTGTCGCCGGCGATTCAGCCGGTCTGGGTTCGCGAGAAGATGGGCGCTAACCTGAAGGCCGAGGCGGACTTCTACGCCGAGACCTTCAAGCGCTGGTTCTCCGACCGCACCGTCAACGCGAGCAACTTCTGGCGCACCGCTACCTCCGCCGAGATCAAGGCGATGCAGGAGAACACCGACAGCGAAGGCGGTTACTTCGTCCCGGAGGACTACCGGACGAACGTGATCCACAATCCTGGTGTGCCTGGTGGTCTGCACCGCCCGTACTGCACCGTCGTTACGACTGGCTTGAAGGACGGCTACTTCCCGACCTTCGGCTCGATGACGTGGGCGGCGATCGCTGAGGAGGCCACCTACGGCGACAACACGCCGACCGTTGGCCAGGTCTCGTTCAACGTTCGCAAGAGCGGCGGCACCGTGAAGGTCTCCGCCGAGCTGCTCGAGGACGCGCAGGCTAACCTGCCGGCGCTGCTCGCGCAGATCGGTTCTGAGGCTGCCGGTCGCTACGAGGACCAGCAGATCATCGAGGGCGACGGCACGACCGAGCATGAGGGCATCCGAACCTCGGCGACGGACGGGCCGGCGACGGCGGCGAACAACGCGGTGACCGTGGCCGACTTCCTGGCCTGGTACTTCGACCTGCCGGCGCAATTCCGCACGAACGCCGCGATCTCGACCTCGTCGAGCTTCCTCGGCTACCTGGCGGGCGTTGGCACGACGGCGGCTGGTGTGCACCTGCTCTCGTCCCTGCGCGAGAATCCCGAGGGCCCGATCGCTGGCAAGGCGGTCGTTGCGTTCGACGGTACTGGTTGGGACAACGGCGCGGCAATCGGCTCTGCCGAGGAGCTCGGCTGCATCGGCGACTGGCGCGACTACTACCTGATCGACCGCGTGGGCATGAGCGTCACTCGTGATGACTCGGTTTACCGCGCTAACGACCAGGTCGGTTTCTTCATGCGTAAGCGTGGCGACGGTCGCGTCGGCCTGGCGGACGCCTTCCGCATTTTCAAGGTCAAGGCGTAAGCATCTAGCAAGCCGGCCGGCCGGTAACACGGTCGGCCGGCTTACCGAAAGGAACGCATCATGCCGATGTTCCGTCAGGGCTCGGTCGGCTCGACTCCGGTCATCGCGGTTCCGCCGCTGGCCGCTGCGCGTGCTGGAACGGTCGATCCGGCCGGTGGCCTGTCTGATGCCATCGACGGCACCAACTACAAGAGCGGCACGCTCGTCGTCTACGTCGGCAATATGACCGCGACGACCGGCTCCTGCGCCGCGAAGGTTCAGGCAAGCGCCACGAGCGGCGGCACCTACGCCGACATCACCGGCGCCGCTGTCGCTGGCTTCGGTCCGTCTGACGACAACACCGTCCAGTACGTCGACTTCGACTTCCCGGACGGCAAGCCGTTCGTCAAGGTCGTCCTGACGTCTGGTGCTGCGACCGACGTCACGTCGGCGATGGTCGTCCTGCATGGGGATATGAGGACTTAGTAATGCCGACATACCGCTGCATCGTTTCCCGGCGCATCGCTGACACCAGCTACAAGGCGGAACAGGAGTACCAGCTCGACGCGGAGCTGGTGCAGCGGTATCCGGGTTACTTCACGCCGACGTCGCAGCAGGCCGCTCCGGTGGCCGCTACGGCGTCGGAATACGACGAATCGGCCGAGGCTGCGGTCGAATCCGTGGAG